GTATGTTCCAGGTCCGTAAGGCATTAGAAAACTCCAGGGATTAGTTGTCCAGTCATTGCGTATGCGCCAATAGCTGCGATGACGCCAAGCATTGCAAGGCGACCATTCAGCATCTCAGCTTTTTCGTTGTGTGTCACGGTTACTTCTTCGGTATACATTCGTGGTTCTTTAGCCCAAATTTGTGTGTCGTTCATTAAAAGAAATTGTCAGATCGATCTAGCTTTTCAATAATCTCCTGACGATATGCAGGGTCATTGTCGTAACGAGGATCGGTCATTGCAGCCACAACTTCTTGTTGGCTACGGAAACGATCACCACTAGTAGACGGTGCTTTACCAGTAATCATTTGTCCATCACTTCCGTTCTGTGCTTCGTACATTGCATTAAGTCCAGCGACTGCAAGTTCAATTGCTTTTGCATTACCAGACTCAACCAATGAATCGAATGCATCAATAGAAGAACTATCTAAATTTTCACCAGCCCAACCAACCAATGCATCGTACTGTTCATCACCACCAACAGTTTGTTTAATAGATTGAACTTGACGATCGCTAAGGGCAACGCCTTGCGCTTGTGGTTGATTAGCTTGTGAATCGATGTAAGCAGCAATAAGTTCTTCACTAGACATGGAGGTAAGCTGATTCATTGTCTCTTCAGACAACTCACCGGTTTCGCCATATTCAGATGCTGCTGCATTAAGATAGTCAGTAGGTGAAGACTCAGAAGGTTCCTCTTCAACAGTCTCTTGTTCAGTAGAACGATCACCCAGCATCTTTTGTGCTTCGAGGTAACCTTTTTCTAGGTCTTGAACACTTTTATATTTACCAGCAAGCAGTTGCTCTTCAGCGGCTTGCATCTCTTCGCCAATAGCAAGTGACTCTTGCTCATCAGCATTTAGCACTGGAGCGTCTGCTTCAGCCTCATTCATTGAAAAGGTATTAGTCATCTTGTGGTGGTAGTTGTTGTTCTTGTTGTGGTTGCTTAGATGGATCCATCATTGGTGCACTAGCTAGCTGACCAGCTTGATCCACAAGGGACTGTTGCTGTGCCATCTGCTGTTGCTGTTGCATCTCCTGCTGGATCTGTTCTTCACGTTTGATCAATCCCAGGTAATCAATACCTTGTGAAGCAGCTAATCGTTTGATTGCTTCAGTTGAATCGATGTACTTCATCAATGCTTCAGGACCAAGTGTCTGAGCAATGGTTGTGATAAATGTTGTCAAGCTTTCGCGGTCTTGACCACGACCCAAAGCATTAACACCAGCGACAATAGTAGGGCTGACAAATTCTTTAGGGATCTTTGGTAGCTGTCCGTTACGTTGCAGAACCATCATGATTCTATTCAAGTAAGGAACAAGGAACTCGACAGTCAAAAGACTGAAGAGGCCACCGAGTTGTTGTTCTAGTTCAAGTTGTGTAAGGCGTACTTCTTCAGCAGTAGTTCTTTCTGACTGTCGGATGTTCAGCTGTAAGAACGCCTCTCCAATTCTCCGCTCAAGTTGTTGAGCAAGGTTGGCAGCAGTAGCAAAGTCAGCTGTCTTGCCACCAGTAGTGACGACAGTGACATCCTCTTGTCTGCCTTGGATGATTGCACCGTTACCAGCCTGAGCCAATGTCTGAGGCTTAGTAGTAGCCGACGGGCTTACAAGGAATACAACCTTAGCCGCCGCAGCTGAACCTTCAACCAGTGCCTGGCTGAGTGCTTCAAGGCTACGGAAATCTCCAAGGAACTCTTCGACACGGCCACGACCGTAGTCCTCACCATCGCAGGTGTTGAACCTAAGTACGAGCCAGGGGCTTGAGTTTTTAGGAGCAGTACTTTTAGTACCGTCCATAACTTTACCCATGCATTCTTGATGCCAACGCCAACGACCGTTGTCAAGCTTGACGTGTGTATAGACATCCACCTCATCAGCATGTTGTGAACTTTCGTCCTGAACATTGCCTGGTGTAGGCTCGAACTTCTTCATGTTGAGAAGTTCTTTACTGACTGATTCTTTGGTGACAATCTCCAACACCTCACCATTGCCATCACGGTTGACGACATAGCGGTTAAGTGGGTAGTGCTTCAGACCATCCTTACCCATGAAGATCAGTGCATTACCACCAACGATCAGATGCTTGAGTGCTTGATGCACTACCACACGATCATTAGAAGCAGCAATTGATTCCATGATGGTTCGTTCCATTTTGGAAAAAGACAGGTCAAGTTCACTCTTAATTTCAGGAGTGATCTCTTCACCCAATTTATCTTCTCTTAATTGCAACTTAAAGAAGGTAGTCTGCGGAGGAAGTAATGCAAGCATTAACTTGGCAGCCAGTGTCACCACTGCTTTACTACCTACCGATTGCCACGGTGTGACAATCACCTTATGGTTCCTTGCCTCGTCATCACGTGAGATGAGATAAGGCAATGTAAGTTTGGAGCACTCTACAGCTGTATCTAAGAATTGATGTCGGTTAGAACTTAGTTTGCTGTACCTTTCTCGTGCGGTACTCATGCGTTAATACCTCCTTTTGAATCCCCACTATTTAGAGGAATCAAAAGTGAAGCAGCATCACGCTTAGTTGCCTTTTTATCACCACGAAGACTCTTTGCTCCATATTTTACTGGCTTCTTATCTGGTTTAGTTACTTCACGACGTGGTACTGTTGAAGTCTGAGCAATTTGCAAGGGTTTTGGCGGTGGTGGCGGTGTAACTCTTGCAATTTCAGGAGGTTTTGGTTGTTCTCTATTAAAACACATTAGTTTTCTATTCGTGTGATTAACCACTCCACAACTGAACGTTGTCCAGCTCGATACATGATCTGACGTTCGGTCCAGTCTGGTGTAGGAGTAGAATTCATTTAACTCTTCGACAATTGATCGAAGTTCTGGGCCAAAGATTGGCTCAAGCGTATTGGGGTAGATTGACATTGCTGTGCTCAAAGAAAGCAGGAACTCTGCTTGCTTTTGTGAAGGAAAGTTCAGGTGCTTTACCCTGATACATCAGGTTGTCGCTCTGATCTAGCCAAAATTTTTTGTTTAATTTTCTGTCGGTTGCGTTATGCTTTAGCGGCTGCATTACCCAGTTAATTGTAGCTTTGCGCAGCTTATCTAGGGATGGACTGATGTCCAATCCGAGTTCTTTGCAGACGAGACTGTTCGTTGCGACATGGATTTGTTCATCTCTTGATATATCCGCAGAGACTGTGCGCATACCACTGTCACCAACAGCTCTAAAGAACGGGAGTAATACAAAGAAAATTGCACGCTCGGCAACCATCGCTTTGGTGATCGTGTGATCAGGATGCGCAATCCAAGCTTGTTGTAGTGCCAAGGCTTCTTTTTCAGCTTGTACGTCAACGCCATAAGCATTGGCGATGTAACCAAGTGCCACGTCGTGGTTCTCTTCATCCCGTACATTTGAGATGAGTAGCTCTCTGGCGAGCGTTGGTACATCAGTGGCCAAAGCATCAGTAATAAAGTCTCCTACGGGTAGTTCCATGTGGCGCAAGGCCAGTGCTCTGTAAATGGTTTCTTCTGCACCTTCAAGTACTGGGCCTGCTTCTGTTTGGACTGGTGTCCATTTGCGCTTACGCGCTAGTAATTTCTCATAAGGATTCATTCTTGACAATCACATTCGGGTTCATCATTTAAAAGTGACGCAAGATAATCTTCTACTTCTTCTGTATCTAAGGCAGCATAAGCATCCGACTTATCTTGTGTATCGCCCATTACTTGCAAACTGTAGTAAAGGGATGTTTGCGGAGACCTGAGCCACTCTTCGATAAAGGCGTTGTCGTAGGTGACAACATCACTCCAACTGTTGAAGCTATACCCATGAAGAAGTCCTGTGAAATCAAGCATTGTCATCAGACCATCTGCCACACGCTTGTAAGCGTCCCAGCCGACCTCTGAAGCAATCTCAACTTCACCGTAATCATATGTTTGTACACCGAACGTGCCGCTGTCACGGTCTACTGTTCGGCCAATTGGTGGTGCAATCTCTGGGGTTGCAGTGAACCCGTCAAGATCTTTGCTCCTGTAACTGCAGCTAGCAGTCGGTGCAATAGCAAAGGCTCGCACCATGTTGTGGCTACGTGCAATAGCAGCAGCTTCTGTAATACCAGTCTTGATCTGACTAGCCAAAGCAAAGGCAGGTGTCTGTACGACATCACCACCGTTTACTTGATCTAGTGCAACACCAAACTGTTCGTAGGTTATGCCGTACCGCCGTAGGAGGTTGGCGAGTCCGAGCACTCCGAGGCCAACCTGTCTGTCCGTGACGCTTGGCAGATATTCTCCTGAAGCGCCGACACCAGTTCGACCATGTAGTGAGCACAGTTCTTGCATCCCTTCACGGAAAGCTCTTGGAATGTTGTCAAATTCACAGGCAGCGAGACACACATGCTGCAAGAGGCATGTGCCGCGGCTGGGCAAGTACACCTCAAGACATACGTTCCCATAGATTCGATTTCCTTGTAGATCATGACGGATTTTGTTTAGCCA